CGCACCCCAGACATCGCAGGCAGCCCCACAACAGGAGAATCCTTATCGGGAAGCCTTCAACAAAGTGGTCGGGCTCCTGAGTTCGCCCGTCCAATTCCCGTCCCTGGGTCAACAGTCGAGTCAGACACAAACAATCGACCCGGCCAGTTACAGTTCCCAACAGGCTCCCCAATTCAGCAACCTGGGGATGCAGACTTCTTCGCCTTCGATCAACAACAACCAGGCATTCTCCAACGATTATTCCCAAACTTCTCTGGAGATAACTCCGGAGCAGATGCTGGCAAACGGAGTAAGTTACGAAGGTCTTGAGATTCACGACCACTTCGGTCCTGATGCTGCAAAAGTCCTTAACGACTATTCATGCAACCTCGAAGATGCGCTGATTCAGACCAACGCTCAGTTGGTTGAAGCTTGCAACCTGCTTCAGGAACTGTCTGGTGAGCACAAAGCTTACGAGCAGATCCTGACTGATCCTGACATTCTGGCTGACTACACCTGCGAATTCTTTGGTGAGAACGGTCCTTATCCGATCCCCGAAGAGCGAGTGCAGCCTCAGGGTATGAATGTTGGTCAGCAGTTCCAACAGCAGCAGTTCCAGCAGCCCGCTGCACCTCAGCGCCCTCAGATGCCTGTTCCTCCCCAGCCTCAGGCCCAAGCCAACCCCAGTGACTTCTGGAACAGCTTTGGCACCCTGGCTGACCGCGACCCCGCTAATGCTTGGCGTTATCTGAACTCCGCCCAGCAGACACCTGATGTGTTCCGCAACAAGCTCCTGGTCATGGAGTGATCTAGGAACATAAGTAGTTCTAGAATAGGGGGTAGGAAACTGCCCCCGAATTTTTTTATAAAGTCATGAAGAAAAAGAAGGCAGGCGCTAGAGAACGGGCTGATCAATTTTTAAATAAGATTGGTACTGCCGGTGGCGCCATTGGCGCTCCCGGTTTAGTCACATTTGGCGCTGGAGATACAGCTAACCAAGTGATGGCTGGCAACGTTGACCAGTACGCAATGCAACGTTCCGCTCCAGGGGCTCTGGGTATCGGTGCTCAAGATCAGCAACCCCCAGCTATGCCTATGGACTTGGACGCCTCTTATTTAAAGCTGAATCTCCCTGGATCTCCACTGCCGACTAACGGTCTCTTGACGCCTCAGTACCTCAGCAATGCTGAGATGGTGCAGAACCAGATCATGGCTGAGAATCAAATGTTATTGATGCAGCAAACTCCGTACCAAGGTCAACTGCCTATGGGTTATCCGGAGAGCCCTAAGAAAAAAGGACGCTAATTATGGATTCCACTAAAGCAAAAAAGGCCGTTGGTAAAGCGAAGCAGGCTAAAGAAATGGCTGCATTGATGACTGCACAAGCAATTGCAGACGCTCCTATCAACCCAGAAATTCAAGCTCCAATCGCAACAATGCAGCCTGAAGACGGCTACATTGATCCTTATCGTCCACTGGGCACTGTTGCCTCTGTTCCTTACAGCGTTGGAAATATGCTTGGTGGCGGCAACTCTCCTATGTTTGTAAATCCTGAGGCTTAAATAAGTTGGGTTGATAAACCCTTGTTATAATTTTTTGTAATGGAATCCCCATTTCCATACTTAAAGGCTTAAAAGCCCTCAGGTATCAGCTAAACCTGTGCTGAGAAACCAACATGTTTATTGATAACGATTTTCCAAAACTGTTGGGTGCTGAGCTGTATCGCCCTCACCCCGCATACGTGGTGGAAATGGCCTGCGAACCCGTCGTGGTCCATGACTTCACCAAACAACCCGGTCAAACTGTTCAGTTAGATCGTTACCGTTTCTTCGGGAACCCCGGCACCAAGACCAGCCGTGAGCGTACCCAAGATCAAACCATCGGTACTGCTAACAGCCGTTCGATCGTCAAGGACAAGGTGCTTGTGTCTCTGCGTGAGTACACCGGCCCTGCAGACCCGAACAACACCAACCTCCCGAGCACCTTCAAAATTGCTCGTGAGACCCTGATGACTGCTCAGCGTCTGCTGCTTGACACCGGCAACCTGAACATGTTCCACCAGAGCATCGGTTCTTTGACCCTGCTCGACGACTATCGCCGTTGGCGCGATCGTGTCTTCCTGGACGAACTGTTCAAGGCTGAGTCCCGTGGTCAGTCTGGCGACACCCAAGGCGGTTACTACTACCCCAACGACCACACCAAGACCGGTGTGACCGTTTCTGCTTACTCTGCTACTGAGTATGCTTCCGAGCGTTTCAAGTTCAACGTTAAGACCGACCTTCTGAACGTTGTTAAGAGCCTCCGTAAGCGCAACGTGCCTGTCTTCCAGGACGGCTACTACCGTTGTATTGCTGATCCCTCCTTCATGAAGGATCTGCGTGCTGACCAAGGCTTCCGTGAAGTGGCCCGTTACCCTGGCATGGGTCAGCCTAACCCTCTGATGGGTATTGGCGCTCCTAACGCTGCTATCTACGCTGGTGGTCAGTATGGCCAAGCCCAGTTCGTGGGTGGTGAGCCTGTGATGCCTTCCGGTTTCGTGTTCGAAGGTGTCCGCTTCTTCGAGTCCACCAACTTCCCCGACAAGACCGCTACCGTTGACATCGGCGATGGCTCTGGTGCTGTTGCTGGCCGCACCACCCCTGCTGGTCTGTTCTTCGGTCCTCAGGCTGTTGGTGTTGGTATTGGTGGTCCTAACGCTCAGGTCCTGATCAATAACAACGACGACTTCTCTCGTTTTATCATCCTGATCTGGCAACTGTACGCTGGTTTCGCGAACCTGAATAAGGACTTCGTGACCACTGCCTTTACCATTTCTGAGTGATAAGGGAGGTACTAACTAATGGCAACTTACAAATCTGAAGCCGGTGCTATTCTGCAGCCCGGTAATCAAATCAACCGCCTGTCCTCCTACAACACCGAAGGTGTTTATGCCTGGCCAGGTCTTGAGTTCTATGAGCTCATCGGCTACTTCAAGGTCAATTCCACCACTGGTGTTACTAGCGGTGATCTGATCGTTCCTTCCCCTGACCGTCGTCCCGACGATCGTGTGCGCGATGACCGCACTTCCCTGGTGGTTCAGGCTGACGCTGCGCGTCCTGCCTACGTCTACCAGACTTCGATCGCTCTTGGTCAGGACATCCCTGCTGGTGGTGAGCCTTCTTTCCCTGCTTCTCCTGTTACTGCCAACCTCGTCGGTACTAACTCCGAGATCGTCACATTGAAGCCTGCCAATGGCGCCAACCCTGTCCCCACCCCTGCTACCGTCCTTAACGGTATCAAGGCAGCTACCTCGCAGCTGACTGCTTTCGCTAGCGGCTCGATTGCTCAGGGCGACTCTGGCGTTTCTACCGCCAAGGTTCCTTTCATTGACGCTGTCACCGCCACCATCGCTGCTGGCGACTTCGTCGATTCCATGATGTATGAAGTCACCGCTGATACCACCTTCAAGGTGTTCAACGTGACCGCTCTGACCGCCACCACTCCTGATGGCGCTGGCATCTCTATCAGCGCCGCTGACGTGGCCGCTGGTAAGGCTGCTTACATCATCGGTCGTGTTAACTACGTCCGTCCTGCTGCTGCTTCTACCTTCGCAGACATCCAGGGCTTCATCGATTTCGCCTCACAAGTGGGCGGTTCCGATAGCTGATAAGCGGATCGTAAAATCCAACTTTTCGCGGGCCGCCACAGGCCCGCTTTTTTTATGGCTAAATGGTATTAATCTTGATATGCTTATCTAGTGATTTATTGAAATTATGTTGTATCAAAACCGTGTGACTGGTGGTCTTGTTGAGGTTATCTCCCAGCACGGTGCAGGCATCCTCATGTGCGTTGACGCCAATGAAGAAGTTCTTTATTTGAATGAGGAGGACCTGACTCCACATTTGGAGGCGACTACGGAGAAGATGAAAAATGAGGAACGTCTGACGGAAGATTTAAAGTCAGATGGCGCTAATCCAGCCAAGCCGACAAAAAAAGAAACATTCCCTAACGACACTCGTATCAATATCAACCTTGCATCAGCTCGTCAGATTGCCGATGCTTTGCCCGGTGTCGGATTGAAAACTGCACGTGATATTAAAGATCTGCAGATGTCCCTCCCTGGCGAGCGCTTCCAACGGTTGGAGCAACTTAAGTCTGTTAAGCGTGTTGACTGGGAAGAAATTTTCAAAGAGAATTTAGTGCGTGTCGAGTGATAATTGGCGCGTGCTAATGTGTTATTGGAGCATCTAAAGCGTTGCCCAGTAATGCGTTGGTGATGGTTAATGCAGCTTGATAATTTTCTAAAGTCCAAAGTTCGTTGGCACTTGGGTTATAACTTAACCTCGGTGCCAGCGGGTGATATAGCTCGCCTAGAAGAGGCTTTAAGCAACATCCAGGATTCCTACTGGTATGGCAAGATTGTCGAGCAGTTGAGTCGCTGTGATGAAGCAGAGAAGCGCACAGACATGACCGGCTCAGTCAATAACGACACTGTACCACGTAGCCGGATTGAATCAATTGCCGGTGACGTTGATCGTACGATTGCAACGTCTGATTTCAGGGACACGTTGAAAACGTGGACTCAAATTTATATTTACGAAACAGATAGGTTAGCATTACATTTATATGTCCCTAACTACAGAAATCCAGAACAAGCGCGGTATAGGTTTAATCGGGAGGGTTCGGAATTTATTCAAGCTCTGCCTGGCCCTGCTGATACAGCTGTTGGCACCCGTCTTTTACTTGAAAACAATTTCCGGTGAGAACATTTCAGTTAAAATGGAACGCAAATTACTAGAAAAATTTTACCAAACTCCTGAAGCTAAAAGGCTGTTAGATACGATCAGTTTTGCTGAGGGTACGTATCGTGACAACCCAGAAGAGTCGTACCGTGTGATGTTTGGCGGTGGTCTATTTAATGACCTCAGCAGGCATCCCGATAGGGTCATTCATGGCGGTAGATATAGCAGTGCAGCAGCTGGCCGCTATCAATTCATGCCTGCTACATGGGAGAATACTTCGGGTCGTTTAGGTCTCCAAACTTTTCAGCCTAGGGAGCAAGATTTAGCTGCTTTAAAACTGGCTAGGGATCGTCTTTTACCTATAGGCGGACTGTCTATTTTACAGAAAGAAGGGTTTTCTCCACGTGTTTCAAACGCTTTATCGCCAGAGTGGGCTTCATTCCCTACCTTTGAGGGTGTCAGCTACTACGGCCAACCAGTCAGGTCCTATTCAGAGCTTGATAAGTTCTATCGGAATGTGAAAGTTCCTGGATCAGTGCCAGTCTCAACTCCCTCAGCGCCAGCCTCAACCCCCTCAGAGTCAGTTAAACCCAAGGTGAAGGAAGATACCAAGCCAAAGGAGCAGATGGGTATGCAGTTTTTACGTAATTATCTGCATTTTCTTCCTGGATTCGGTAGTTCCATGATGCCAGAAGAGACTTCATCTATCGATGGCCTTAAAATATTGGCCCAGGCTTTCGAACCACCTCAATTTATGGAGTGATGAGCGTGCAACAGTACGGAATAGCTGATATTGGCCGCGAGTTCCAGAAATATGGCCTAACTGTTAAGGAACACCCCGAATTTGGCGGTGTTGGTAGGCATGCGCCTGACTCATATCATTATTATGGGGAAGCGATTGACGTTACTGACTGGCGACCAGACCTTGCACCAGAGTACAAAGGTGCCGAGCCGAAAGATTGGCGCGTTAGAACCGCTAATATTATTCAAAGAGCACGCCAATCTGGTCTTTTTAACGAAACATTAGGTCCTGGTGACAAAGGTCATGATACTCATGCTCATTTAGCGCTAAAAGATACTGTTCAAGCGACCCCTCAGCTTCTTCAATGGGTAGCTACTGGTGCTTATGAGTCCCCAGACGGTAAAATTACTAGCCAAATGCCTCTCCAGCAAAAAGATTCTCCTTTAGTTGGGTCTAAGGTCTCAGCACTAGACGCAAAAATTAAAAATACAGCAAAAGAAGAAAAAACTAATGCTGATCGGTTCCTTAGTTCTTTTGTTTTTGAAAATTTGATGCCTAAAGCACCTTCTTTTAAACCACAGTCAAGCAGTGCAGCAGAAATGCTCCAATCTGCCTTTAAAGCACCCAAATTTATGACGTGATGAGATTTGCTGCCGTACCTGGCTACTATCCTGGGTTTCCAGTGACGTATAACAATATGTATAACGACTACCAGATGACTACGGCGGGTTATGGGGATCCTTTTAGTCCGGGAAAGACTGAAAAGCACACCCCTTGTAACCTTGTCGTGTCATATACAGGTCAGAATGACCCACGTTATCAGTTGAACAACCCTGCTTACATGCGAGAGGTGATGCGTTCACATAGTGACAACATACCGATGGTGGTTAACAACAGAAATCCTATTCAAAACCTATGAGCGTTAAACCGACTACAAGGCTTGGATATATGTTCGGATTAGGTGGCCGAAAAAATATCCCTTATGAAAGTCCTTTGAACAGCAACCAAGACTCTATTGCAAGAGGTCAAAAAATCGGTGTAGAAGGCTATTCTGACATACGTTCTGCGGCACCTAGATCCCCTCTACGTAAAGCTGGAGATGTGTTCCCGTTAGGATTGTTAGAGCCTGGGTACATTCCAGAGCCCTATGTACCGGAACTTCTAGTACGCGATTTTGATTTTTCTATATCTGACGAGTCAGATTTTTAACAATGGCTAAGAACAAAATGCCTCCTGAGCTTTTGGCTCACTTCAAGTCAAAAAATGAAGGCAAAGATTCGAAAGACGAATCCAGTAAAGATGATAAGGTAAAACGCAAAGAAGCGCTTTCTAAAGCAAGGACTCGTTTAGAGAAGAAAGACAAGGGCGACGACAAAAAATAATCAACTCCGTTATAATTAAATTAGTGCAATCCGCTGAATAAACGTGTCTAGTACCAGCTCTAATAAACAGCCGTTGATGGTAGATCGTCCAGCATCTACCTCTACTTTGCTGACAGTTGCATCAGGACAAGCTTTTACCACGAGTTTGATTCCAAGTGCGGTTGGTAACCTGACACGTATTTTTGATGTTGATAGTAGCCTGACGGATACATCAATTTCTGGTGCTTATATTGACGAGATCTATCTTCAATACACTAAACGGCCTATTGAATTTATT